CATCTTCGTACCTCCTTTGTATTCTTAACATGTTCATACGCTGCGTTTGGCGGCCAGGGAAGTGGATTCTGCGGAATAATGCAGGTTTTCTGCATGCGGCTGCGGGCAGCCGATTCGTCAACGATCGTCGTTCACCGGGATGGTCACCACCACGCTCTTGCCGTTGGGCAGGTCGTGGTCGATCAGGTAGGCGAAGGTGACGCCGGCTGCGTCCAACCGGTCGGCGTCTTGTTCGGCCACCACCAGGATCCGCCCGCTCAGGATGATCGCGTCACCCCGCCCGCTGGCGTAGGTATGCTGGATGGCCTCGTCGACGGTCTTGAATTCGATTCCCTGGATGGCGATCTTGCGAGTCATCGGCACATCTCCTCGTGGCTGCGGGCAGCCGCTGTCTCATACCTACTTGTTCAGGCCCAGGACCATCTCGGGCTCGTAGCCGCACCGTTTGGCCTCGCGGCGTATGGCGTTGCGTACGGCGGGCGTGGCCGCCTTGGCGTGGTAGATCCGGGCGAGTTGGCCCCAGGTCAGCGTTCGAATCCGCGTCTCACCGGTGGCGGTTTTGGCCATCAGCCATTCCAGGCTGACCTTGCGGGTGGCCGGTTGGGCCTTGGCTATCATCTGGTAGATCTCGTATCGCCCTGTGGTCTTTGTGGTCTTTCGCGTAGTCATGGTATGCTCCTTGGCCTAGGTTCTGCGTTATCTGCTGGTCTGACGTCCGGCCTCGAATGCGGCCTCGAGCGCCCTGCGGATGGACCACACTGCAAGGTCATGGAAGTCGAGCCTGTCGCTGCGGCGGGTCTCAAGGGTTTCAATGTTGAGGATGTCGCGGGCGATGTTCGCCAGGGCGGCATCCTTGTATTCCTGTGTGTGTTTCGTTGTAGTCATCTCTATACCTCCTTTGAACTCTTAACATGTCATTACCATGCGTTTGGCCGCAAGGGAAGGAGAAAATCATCTTTTTCTGGATTGGCTGCCCGCAGCCAGGGCAGCCAACCGTTCTTCGATGGCCTCGGGCTCGTCGCCGCCGATGAAGGCGAAGGTTTCGATCAACTGTTGCCGAACATGGCTCAGCGACCCGGCGTGCGCCCAGGTGACCTCGCCCTTCGTGTAGCACCGGCTGGCCTGGCCGATCCAGGCCAGCAGGCGGGTGATGTCCGCGTTATGGGCCTGGCAATCGAATCTGGCGTTCCTGTCTGCTTCCCGCGTCATGGCGTGTACTCCCTTCGTGTTCGGGTAATCGCGGCCTCAGTCCGCGTACTCGTACCCGGCCCGCTCCAGCCGGTCCGCGTCCACCGGTCGGACCACCCAGAACTCGGGATGGTCACCCAGGATGATCCACAGCGGCTTGATTGCCTTACTGGCGAAGGTCCTGGCCAACGCCAGGGAGCGGAACCGGTACCCGTAAATCTGTTTCCCGTTGATCGTTGTCAGCCTGTTCATCGCGGTACCTCCTATATGTTCTTAACATGTTCATACGCTGCGTTTGGCGAACAGGGAAGGCGAAAATCATGTTTTTCTGCATCGGCTGCCCGCAGCCAGAGCCGCCAGGCGACCTCAATCCGCGAAACGTCGGACCTCGTCGTAGTACTCGTTGATCATGGAGTTCGTCCCCCGGCAGCCGTCGAGATGGAACTGCAGGCATTCGGCCATCGACCACAGGTCCTCTTGGCAATCGGCCTGGACTTCGTGAATCCGAGTCAGGTCCTCGGGCGATGCCAACTCGACGTGGATGAACTCGCTGCCCGCCTGGCGGGTGATGGTTGCCCTGTGGTTGTTGCCCTCGAGGTCTATTCGCGTGATACGCATCGTTTGTCTCCTTTTGCTTGCGTCTCAATCATGTCCTTACGCTGCTTCTTGCAAGAAGGGAAGGGAAATCCGCGCGGATTTCAGATTGTTATGCATATGGCTGCCGACAGCCGACGGGCGGCGGCATGAGGTATCTCTTTGATGACGCGACAGCAGCATGAAGTTCAGCCACACAGGTCGGCCAACCCGCGAGCGATGCCCGTGGCAGACCTGGCCCGCCTGCTCGGCGCTGTGAGCGGCCATTCGGTCACACCGGAAATGATCGAGACCGACGTGATGATGGGCGCGCCGACCAACGCTGACGGCACGATCGACCTGGTGCATTACTGCGCTTGGCTCGTGAAGGAGATGGCTACCCGTGGCAGTTGACCCGCGCAGGTTGAAGCCCACGCAGTTCCTCGAGCTGATCAACAAGACGCCGCTGGGCGAGGTGATCAGTGATCGGCAACTGCGCCGTCATCGTGACCGGGCCGGCTGGCGGTTCGGCGACGGCAGGACCGTCGACTTGCTGCGGTATGTGGCCTGGCTGGTTCACGAGCGGCATAAGCCCCGGTCGGAGGATGACGGTCTCACCGGATATGAAGCCTTGAAGGAACGCACCCGGGCGCGCCATGCCGAACTGTCACTGTCCGGCCGGGACATCGGCGAACTGCCGGCGGTGCTGAATGCCGAGCGGAAAGAGCGGGCCGCCCGCGATTTCCGTTTCTTCTGCGAGGCGTACTTCCCGCAGACGTTCCACTTGCCGTGGTCGGAAGACCACCTCAAGGTGGTGGCCAAGATCGAACAGGCTGTGCTCGAAGGTGGACTGTTCGCGATGGCGATGCCGCGCGGATCAGGAAAGACCAGCCTGTGCGAGACAGCCTGCCTGTGGTCGTTGATCTACGGGCATCGGGAGTTCGTCGCCCTAATCGGCTCGGACGAGGAGCACGCAGCCGGCATGCTCGACTCGATCAAGGCCGAACTGGAGAACAACGACCGGTTGCTCGAGGACTTTCCCGAGGTTGTGTTTCCGATCTATAGCCTGGAGGGCATTCACCAGCGGACTGCCGGCCAGCTTTATCAGGGCAAGCAGACGCACATCGGCTGGACGGCGAAGGAGATCGTGCTGCCGACGATCGCCGGCAGCAAGGCGAGCGGCGCGATTATCCGCGTAGCGGGGATCACCGGTCGCATCCGGGGCATGAAACACAAACGGTCCGACGGTACGGCGATCCGGCCGTCGCTGGTATTGATCGATGACCCACAGACAGACGAGTCGGCGAGCAGTCCGAGCCAGTGCGCGACACGCGAACGCATCCTGGCCGGCGCCATCCTGGGCCTGGCCGGCCCGGGCCGGAAGATCGCCGGCCTCATGACGCTCACCGTGGTCCGGCCGGAAGATATGGCCGACCGCATTCTCGATCGCGATAAGCATCCGCAGTGGCAAGGCGAACGAACGCGGATGGTGTATTCATTCCCGGCCAACGAGAAGCTCTGGCAGCGATACTGGCAACTCCGCTCCGAAGGGCAGCGGACCGAACGGGGCACGGGCGAGGCCACGGAGTTCTACCGCGCGAACCGCGAGGCGATGGACGAAGGCGCGGCCATCGCCTGGCCGGAGCGCTACAACCCGGACGAATTGTCGGCCATTCAGCACGCCATGAACTTGCGGTACGACCACGGTGAAGCGGCGTTCTGGGCGGAATATCAGAACGAGCCGCTGCCCAAATAGACCGCCGGCGAGGTCATGCTGTCCGCCGACCAGATCGCGGCCAAAACCAACGGCCTGCGGCGTGCTGAGGTGCCGGTGGGCGCGAACCACCTGACGATGTTCATCGACGTGCAGGCGACGTTGCTGTTCTGGCTGATCTGCGCGTGGGAGAGCGATTTCACCGGGTACGTGATCGATTACGGGGCCTATCCCGATCCGAAGCGGCCGTACTTCACGCTGCGGGACGCGCGGCGCACGCTCATGACCATGCACAAGGGGACCGGCCAGGAAGGGGCGATCTATGCCGGGCTGGAAGCGCTGACCGGTGTGTATCTCACTCGCGAGTTTCGCCGGGACGACGGAGCCTGCCTGAAAGTCGAACGATGTCTGATCGACGCCAACTGGGGCACGTCGACGGACGTGGTGTATCAGTTTTGCAGGCAGAGTGCATATGCGGCCGTCTTGCTACCCAGCCACGGCAGGTTCGTGGGCGCATCCAGCGTGCCGTTCGCCGAATACAAGCGCAAGACCGGCGACCGGATCGGCCTCAATTGGCGAATCCCCAACGTGCAGGGCAAGCGGGCAATCCGGCACGTGTTGTACGACACCAACTACTGGAAATCGTTTGTCTTCGGCCGTTTGGGTGTGCCCATGGGCGATCCGGGGTGCCTGTCGCTGTTCGGGCGGGATCCGCAAGCGCATCGGTTGCTCGCGGATCATCTGACCGCCGAATACTTCGTGAGAACTCAGGGACGAGGAAGGACGGTGGATGAATGGAAGCTTCGCGTGGATGGCCTCGACAACCATTGGCTGGATTGCCTCGTCGGCTGTGCGGTGGCGGCGTCGATGCAAGGGGCGACGCTATTCGGGACGGATTTGAAGCCAGCGCCCCGGAAACGGATTCGGTTGTCGGAGTTGCAGAGAAGCAGGTGACGGAACAGAACACTTATGCGTCACCCAAGCCAGCCGAACAACGCGGCCTCCGCTGCCCGAAGTGCGGCTGCGGGCATTTCCGGGTGATCTACACGCGGTCGGCCTGGGGCGGGCGGATCCTACGGCGCAGAGAATGCCGGCACTGCGGGCGGCGAATGATCACGACGGAACGGGTGACCGGATGAACGCGGTGCAGTGCATGAACCTCGACTCTTGCCGACAAGAAGTCGATGCCTGTACACACCGGTCGTGAGGCCGCCGGCGGATGTGGGACTACTTTTTCGGGACAAAGACCTTGGCCATCAGCGTCTTGGCATCGGCCATCGGCAGGTACATGTGCAGAGCATCGTCCGGCAGACGAGCGAAACCGTAGTGGGCATAGAAGGCTTGGGCCCGTTCGTTGATCACATCAACCTCGATCACCGCCGAGGCAACCTGCTCCGCGGTTTCCACGGCGATCCGGATGGCGTGAATGAGCAGGTCGCCGCCCAGGCCCCGCCCCTGGTATTGCTTGTCAACCGCCAGTCGCCCGACGAGCGTCGTGGGCAATGGAAGCTTCACCGGAAAACCGTGTCCGTCCGGAATGATGCCGACGGCCAGCTCGCCGGCGGAGAGTGTGACGTAACCGGCGATGCGGCCGTCCGGTGCGGCCAGCACATAACCGACCGTCACGCCTCGTTTCATCTGCTGGTTGAGCTTGGTCTTGAGGTAGTCGTTGAGGGCGGCAATACCACAGTCGAACAGGTCCCGCTGGTGCCGGGTCTTGTCGAATCTTTCGAATCGCAACTCGTCAGCCACTGTACCGCTCCCGGTACCGCTCGGCCGCACGGATGAGGGCCTTGTTGGGACCCTTCGGGTGCGCTAACAGGGTGAGCAAGGCTTTCTGGTCTTGCTCGGAAAGCTCCCGGCGGCGAACCCGTTCGAGCGTGCGTTCCGCGGCACGGGCCAGCGTGCTGTTGATGAAACTGGTCACGGTCATTCCGCGCTTGGCGGCCGCCTGCTCGACCTTGCGTTTGAGCGTGACCGGCTGGCGGATGGTGATCTTGCTGGTACTGGCGGCCCTGGACATAACCAATCCTCCATCCATACTATACGGCATTTTGCCGTACAGAATCAAATCCCCTGCCACAAAACCTGCGTCCCGGGTCTCGGGACATCTTGCCCCGCGGCCTGGGTCCGTAATTGCTAAGTTCTTTTCGCAAAGGGAGTTATCGCTAAGCCTCTCGCCATTCATCGGGAAAAGGGGGCGACGCCGCACAGCCCCCGGTGACGTTATGCATAGGTAACGATTCGGCTTCCAGGTCCGGGAATCTCTTCCCGCTCCGCGCATCGATCGAGATCCCCAAAGGCATCGCTTGCTCGCGGATCACCTGACCGCCGAGAACCACGTGAAAACTCAGGGATGGGGAAGGACGCCGGATGAATAGAAGCTCCGCGTCGACGGTGCATCACGACGTATGAGTAAAGCACTCTGATGGCCTCAGATCTCCCCTTCAAGTTCCACATATGGAACGCTCCTTGTGCTCCTCAGGGAGTTGCCGGCATTTCGCGGTGCGCGGGGCGCGCCACAGCATAGCTAACCAATGTCAGGGCACTGTTGTCGGAAGAGCCGACGGAGCGGGCCCGCCAGAAGCGCGCGCCGGTCGCGCGAGTCGCTCTTGATTCGGCCGCAACCATAGCGGTCTGGAGGAGCTGGGGCACCGATGGCCGAGTCGCTCGAGAACACAATTCGCGAGAACGCCGCCGACCCGGCATCGGCCGAGGTGGATGGCGTGAAAACGCAGCAGCACCCGCTGCCCGACCAGATCGAAGCGGATCGGTACCTGGAAAGCAAAAAGGCCTCGCGGGGCAAGGGCCTCGGCGTGGCCTTCAAGAAACTGGTTCCACCGGGAACGGAGTGAGGTGGGCGTGGTGTGGGAGTGGCTAAGGAGCGGCCTGAGGCGCGAGGCGTCAGGCGACAGGAAGCCGGCGGCGGGCGGTTCGAGCCTGGCTCGACGCATTCTGCGGCCGGTGACCTGTCGCCTGGCCTCGCTCCGTGCCCGCTACGACGCGTCGGTGACCACGGATGAGAACCGCCGGCACTGGGTGAACGCCGATCTTCTCTCCGCCGACGCCGCCAACTCGCCCGTCGTCCGGCGGATCCTCCGCAGCCGCTCTCGCTACGAGGTGGCCAACAACAGCTACGCCCGGGGAATCGTGCTGACGCTGGCCAACGACTGCGTGGGCACAGGGCCCCGACTGCAGTTGCTCACGGATGATGCGGAGGTCAACCGGCTGATCGAGACCGAGTTCATGCGCTGGTCGGAGGCGGTGGGCCTGCCGGCCAAGCTCCGGGCGCTGCGGATGTCCCGCGCCGAGTCCGGCGAGGTTTTCGGATTGCTGACGGTTAACCCGGCCGTCGACTCGCCGGTCAAGCTCGACCTGCAATTGCTCGAGGCGGACCAGGTGGCGACGCCCGATGTGGATCGCCGGTTTCCGAGTCCGATCGACGGCATTGTGTTCGACCGCTTCGGCAACCCGGTCGAATATCACGTGCTCAAGGCCCATCCGGGCGACGTGCTGACGCGGTATCCGCTGGATTACGACCGCGTGCCGGCCTCCGCGGTGATCCACTATTTCCGGGCGGATCGGCCGGGACAGCACCGGGGGATTCCGGAGATCACGCCGGCGCTCCCGTTGTTCGCCCAGTTGCGGCGCTACACGCTCGCAGTGATTGCGGCAGCGGAGACGGCGGCGGACTTCGCAGCGGTGCTGTTCACGGACGCTCCCGCCAACGGCGAGGCCGAGCAGGTCGAACCGATGGACCTGGTCGAGCTCGAGCGGCGGATGGCCACCGTGCTGCCCGGCGGCTGGAAACTCGGCCAGATTACCGCCGAGCAACCGGCGACGACGTACGGCGAGTTCAAGAAGGAGATCCTCAACGAGATCGCCCGTTGCCTGAATATGCCGTTCAACATCGCGGCGGGCAACAGCAGTGGCTACAACTACGCCTCCGGTCGCCTCGATCATCAGACCTATTACAAGTCGATCCGCGTGGATCAGGCCCAGCTCGCCACGGTCGTGCTCGATCGTGTGCTCAGAGCCTGGCTCGAAGAGGCGATTCTGATCTCAGATTACCTGCCCGTGAGTGTGCGGGCGTTCGCATTCCGCGAACTGCAGCACCAGTGGTTCTGGGACGGGCACGAGCACGTGGACCCGGCCAAAGAAGCCAGCGCCCAGGCCACGCGCCTGGCCAATCACACGACGACGCTCGCGAACGAGTACGCCCGGCAGGGGCGGGATTGGGAAGTCGAGCTGCGGCAGCGGGCCAAAGAAGTGGCGCTGATGGAGGAACTCGGGCTGACGCTGGCGACAGCGAGTCAGCAACCGGTGCAGGAGAAAGACGACGATGAAGAGCAACGCACAGAACGCCGTCGGGCCGCTTGAACTCGTGGCCCGGATGGAGATCGAGGCCGCCGATGCCGGCGACGGCAAGCCGGGGCTGCCGCGATTCCGGATGGTGGCCTACACGGGTGGCCCGATGCGAATCGCCGGCTGGCGTTATCCGGTGGTCATCGACCTGGCGGGCCTGGCGGTTCCGTCGCAGAACCGGCCGATCCGGTTCGGGCACGACGCGAACAGCGGCGTCGGCCACACGGATGCCATCCGCGTGGAGAACGGCCAGCTCATCGCCGCCGGCGTCGTCTCGCGAGACACGCCGATGGCCAAGGAGGTCGTGATCTCTTCGCGGAACGGCTTCCCCTGGCAGGCGTCGGTCGGCGCGAGCGTCGATGAGTTCGAATTCGTGAAGGAGAACCAGCTCGCCCTGGTGAACGGGCGGGAGTTTACCGGTCCGGTCAACGTGATCCGCAAGGCGACGCTGGGTGAGATCAGCTTCGTGGACCTGGGGGCGGATGGCAATACGAGTGCACAAGTGGCCGCGCGAGCGGCAGAAGCCAAGGAGACACCGATGGAAACGGGCGACAAGAACCACGAGTTTGTGACCACGACCACCGAGCAGCCGGTGGTTCAAGCCGCAGAGACCGAGACGATCGAGGCCGGCAAGGAGGCGAGCCTGGAGAGTTCGGCGCCTCCACCCGTGAATCCCGTGACGCAGATGCGTGCCGAGGCTGCGGCCGAGACGCAGCGCATCGCGGGCATTCGTCGGATCTGCGCGGGCAAGCACGCCGACATCGAGGCCAAGGCGATCGCCGAGGGCTGGGACACCACGCGATGCGAGCTGGAGGTACTGCGGGCCAGCCGCCCGACGGCGCCGGTGGTCCACGCACCGGAGGAGGTGGTCACGAGCGCCGTCCTCGAGGCCGCGTGCATGCTGACGGCTCGCATGGACGGCACAGACCGGATGTTCGATGCGGCAACGCTGGACCTGGCCGACAAGCGGTTCCGGCGCGGCATCGGCCTGCAGGAGTTGCTACTGGAGGCCGCCTGGGCCAACGGCTACACCGGCCGCAACTTCCGCGACAGCCGGTCCGCACTCCGCTTCGCGTTCAAGGGCGACGTGCAGGCCGGGTTCTCGACCGTCGACATCGGTGGGATCCTGTCCAATGTGTCCAACAAGTTCCTGCTCGAAGGGTTCTTCTCCGTCGAGCGGACTTGGCGGAACCTGTGCGCCGTCCGCAACGTGTCGGACTTCAAGACGGTCACGAGCTATCGGCTGATCGGCATCGATCAGTACGAGCGCGTGGCCCCGGGCGGCGAGCTGAAGCACGGGACGCTGGGGGAAGAGAGCTATACCAACAAGGCCGATACGTACGGCTTGATGCTCTCCATCGACCGGCGGGACATCATCAACAACGACCTCGGCGCGATCACCACGGCGCCCCGCAAGCTCGGGCGCGGCAGCGGCCTGAAGATCAACGACGTGTTCTGGACCATCTTCCTGAACAACGGCGCGTTCTTCACTGCGGGCAACCACAATTACCTCGAAGGGGCCGGTACCGCTCTGGGGCTCGACGCTTTGAGCAACGCCGAGGTGGCCTTCCTGGAGCAGGTGGACGCGAACGGCAAGCCCATCGGCATCATGCCGGCGATCCTGCTCGTGCCCACGGCGCTCAGCGCCTACGGCACGCAGCTGTTCAAGGCCACCGAGATCCGCGACACCACGGCCAACACCAAGTATCCGATCTCCAACCCGCATCAGGGCAAGTTCCGCGTCGAGGTGAGCCGGTATCTGGCCAACACCCAGTACACGGGGCACTCGGCGAAGGCGTGGTACCTGCTGGCCGACCCGGGCGATCTGCCGGTCATCGAAGCCGCATTTCTGAACGGGCAGGAGTCGCCCACGATCGAGACGGCGGAGGCGGACTTCAACGTGCTCGGGATCCAGATGCGCGGTTACCACGATTTCGGCGTGGCCATGCAGGACCCGCGCGGCGGGATCAAAAACAAGGGCGAGGCGTGATCAGGGAAGTCTGAAACCGCAGGCTGGAGTGATTCCGCCTGCTCATGAGGAGACCAACGATGGAAGCAAGGTATCTGAACGTCGGCGATCGGATCGACTACACGCCCGCGTCCGCATTGGCGTCGGGCGAGGTCGTGGTCGTCGGCAAGGTGTGCTTCGTGGCTAATGAGCCGATCGCGGCCAATGAACTCGGCTCGCTGGCGGCACGAGGCGTGTTCGAGATCGCCAAGACCGACGGCCTGGCAATCGATCTCGGCGACGCGGTGCGCTGGAACAACACCACGAACAAAGCCACCAAGACGTCGACCGACGTGTACTTCGGCGTGGCCGTCGAAGCCGCGATCGCCGGCGCGACCACGGTGAAGGTGCTCCTGCGCAGCCTGCAGGAGGCGGTGGCCGAGCAGTTGGGCCTGGCGGACCTGTCCGACGTGGGCACTGCGACCGCCACCGATGGCAATCTGCTGATCGGCGACGGCGATTCCTTCGAGTCCGGCAAGGCCGGCCCGAAGAGCCTGAGTACGGTAGCCGACGGCGCCGCGGGCATCCCGATCCTGATTCGTAAGTCGTGCACCGCATCCGGCGCCGAGGACGTGACCGTCCTGGCCAGCGTACCGGTGAAGTTGCTGATCACCGACGCGTGGCTGATCGCCCGGAACACGCAGGCGGCCAACGTGAAGCTGCACGGCGGCACGGCCGGCACGGACGACATCACCGAGGCAAAGGCCAAGGGCACGACCGACAACGCCGTGGTGCGGTTCGCCACGATCGTGGCGGCCAAAGACGAGATCGCCGCCGGCGGCGCGATCAAGGCGAACTTCTCGGCGGCCGGTGCTGCGGACGTGTTCGTCCTGGCCGTCCCGATTGCGTGATCGTCATGACCGACCTGCTCGAACAAGGCGCGGCCTGGCTGGACGATCAGCGGCACAGCTTCCTGACGCGGACGGTTGTCTATCAGCGCGGCGATTCCAGCGTGCAGGTGCAGGCGACGGTCGGTCAGACGGTGTTCCGTATCGACGATGGCTACGGCGGATCGGTGCGGGTGGTCCAACGGGACTACCTGATCCGGGGCGAGGATCTGGTTCTCGACGGCGATGAGGTCTTGCCCCAGCGCGGAGATCGGGTTCGTGAGGTGCAGGGGAACAAGGTGTTCGTGCACGAGGTGATGGGCCCGGGCGGTAGTGAGCCTGATTGGCGGTATTCGGATCCGCACCGCAGGACGTTGCGGATTCACACGAAGCACACAGGCACGGAGGACGCGTGATGGACGACTGGATCCTGCAACCGATTGTGCAATACGGCTTCCTCGGATTCTCCGGCGTGCTGCTGGGCGTAGTGATCTGGCTGATCACCAAGCTGCTCAAGGCCCTGGAGGCCAGCAACCAAGTGGTTATCGCCAATACCGCGGCGATCCAGCAGTTGATCGAGATGACCAGCGACCTGCTCAAACTCAACCGGTCGCTGCACGACAAGATCATCTCGCGGCCGTGCATCGCAAGGGAGGAACAATGACGTGGCCACCGTGATCGCCATCGCTGATGCCGTGGTCACCGCCCTGAACGCGGGCGGGTTCGCGCAGCCTTTCACGGCCGTGCGTCTGTACCGCCCTCAGTTCGAACTGAAGGACATGGGGACGTTGCACGTGACTGTGGTGCCGCGAGGCCTGCTCATCCAAATGGCCAGCCGGGGAATCGACCAGCACGACTATCAGGTCGACGTGGCCGTGCAGAAGCGGCTGGCCACGGAGGACACGGCGGAGATCGATTCCTTGATGGCGTTGGTCGAGCAGATTGCCGACCGGTTCCGGCACAAGGTCCTGGAGACCGATCCGGAGGCCTGCTGGGTGAAATCGGAGAACGCACCCATCTACGCCCCGGAACATCTGGAGCAACTGCGGCAGTTCACCAGCGTACTGACGCTCACGTACCGGACCCACAGATAAGGAGGAGCACGACATGGCAAGCTTCATTCTCGGGATGGCCGCCAAGATCTACTTCGGCGAGGCGGGCACTACCCCGACGACGGAAATGGGCAATGTTC